ATGGACACCCAGATCAAGTCCAAGGAACGGGTGTCGGCTCACGGCGAGGTATTCACGAATCCTCGCGAAGTGAACGCCATGCTCGACCTTGTGAAGTCGGAGACGGAACGCATCGATTCCCGTTTCCTGGAGCCCGCTTGCGGTGACGGCAACTTCCTCATTGAAATTCTCCGACGAAAACTCGCCATTTGCGAGGCCCGCGTCAAAGCCAAACAATACACCCAACTTCAGTACGAGCACGATGCCATCTGGGCCATCTCCGGCATCTATGGCATTGAACTGCTGGCCGACAATGCCGCCGCTTGCCGCGCACGCCTCCTAAGCTATTTTACAGAACAGTATCAGGCCCTGTTCAAATCCAAGTGCAAGGATAGCTGCATCGAAGCCGTCCGCTACATCCTCTCCAAAAACATCATTCACGGTGACGCCCTCACCTACAAGCGTGTGGACAAGCCAAACGAATGGATCCACATCAGCGAATGGAGTTTCATCGGCGCTGACAAGGTCAACCGGCGAGACTACGAGTTCTCTTACCTCGTAGGCGAATACGAAAGCGAAGGCCTTTTCTCCGACCTTCCCGTGCAGACATTCCCGCCCGTTCATTTCCTCATGATCAATGCTGCTGCCTATGGTGAACAGTAACTACAACCCTGATGTCCTCAACTGCATTGCCAATCTGAGCAATGACGAAGTGTTTACCCCGCCGGAACTGGCCAATCGTGTGCTCGACCTCCTGCCGCAAAATCTCTTCACGAGTCCAAACACGACATTCCTGGATCCCTTCACCAAAAGTGGTGTTTTCCTCCGGGAAATCGTCAAGCGCCTGGACCGGGGACTCCGTGACCTGATCCCCGACACACAATACCGCATCGACCACATCCTGCACAACCAGGTCTTCGGTATCGCCATCACGGAACTCACATCCTATCTTGCACGCCGTTCATTGTATTGCTCAAAGCGGGCAAACGGAAAATACAGCGTCACCCAATTCGATAGCGAGAGCGGCAACATCCTCTACACCAACCGCACCCACACATGGGAGAATGGAAAATGCAAATACTGCGGCGCATCCCAGGCAGTCTACGACCGCGGCTCCGAGGCTGAGCAATATGCCTACATGTTCATCCATACAGACAATCCCCAGCAATTCTTTGGAAATATGAAGTTTGACGTAATCGTCGGAAATCCCCCGTACCAACTTGACGATGGCGGTAATAGTGCCAGTGCAAAACCGATTTATCACCTCTTTGTAGAACAGTCAAGGAAATTGAAGCCTCGTTATATAACGATGATTACACCTTCACGATGGTTTTCGGGAGGTAAGGGGCTTGATAGATTCAGGGAAAGCATGCTCAACAGCCAACACATTTCTCACTTGGTGGATTATCAGAACGCAAAAGATTGTTTCCCTGGCAATAGTATCGGTGGCGGCGTATCCTATTTTCTCTGGGAAGCTGACTATACTGGGCCTTGCAAAGTCACAAACATCATTAATGGGAAGGCTAACACAGTTATTCGGCCTCTCAATGAGTATCCGGTCTTTATAAGGTACAATGAGTCTATTTCTATTGTCAATAAAGTAAAAGCAAAGGGGGAAAGCACATTAGTTGACTTAATCAGCTCGCGTAATCCTTTTGGTTTTTCCACCAATGAAAGAGGTGATTCCAAGGATTCAAAGAAGACAGTAAAACTTATCTCAAGTCAGGGAGAAGGTTATGTTTCACCTAATAGTATCAGTCAGGGCAAAGATAGTGTGGAAAAGTACAAAGTAATGATTGGTCGCGTTACAAGTGAACATGCTGGAGAACCCGATAAGACGACTGGTAAGTACAAGGTTTTTTCGAGTATGCGCTTACTGCATCCAAACGAAATTTGCACTGATTCTTATGTAATCGGAGGCGTAAGCAAGTCGCGCGAAGAAGCAGAAAACTTCTATAATTACCTAAAATCATCATTTGTTCGATTCCTAATCCTACAATCCCTCTCATCCATCAACCTATCGCGGGATACCTATGTTTTAGTTCCGACCCAGGACTTTTCGAAGAGGTGGGATGACGCAGTTTTATTTGAAAAATACGGCTTGACGGAGGATGAGATAGCTTTTATCGATTCTATGATTCGTCCTATGGAATAAAAACGATTATGGCTACACAAGACCTACTCCGGAATAAAGTCGCCGAGACCCCGACCATATACGCCTACGAGCACATAGGCTATCCACCTCATATGGGATGGCTGAAGGTCGGTTATACCACACGTGATGTCGATATACGCGTGCGAGAGCAAAACCAAACGGGCAACATCAAGTATCGCATCGTCCTTAAGCGCCCCGCTATGCGGAAGGATGGCTCCTCCTTCACAGACAAGTTGGTCCACCGCATCCTTCGCAAAGACCACATCCGCAATCCGGAGGGAGAATGGTTCGTGTGCGACGTCAAGAAGGTAGAACAAGCCATCGCCACGGCTGCTGAGGGAAAGGACAAGATAATCGACCGCATCTACGACTTCCCGATGCGTCCGGAGCAGAAACTTGCTGTCGACAAAACATCCGCCTATTTCACCGCATTCAAGAAAGACCCGTCCAACCGCGGCCTCACGCCACACTTCCTCTGGAATGCCAAGATGCGCTTCGGCAAGACCTTCACCACGTACCAGCTGGCCCTCAGGATGAGTTGGAAGAAGGTGTTGGTCCTTACCTTCAAACCCGCAGTCAAGACCGCGTGGGAAGAAGATCTGCTCACGCACAAAGACTTTGAAGGTTGGCAATTCTGCCAGAAACAGGAAGACCGGGAATTCAACTATGTCAACGAGCGCAAGCCCTTTGTCTGCTTCGCTTCATTCCAGGATGTGCTGGGCAAAAATGCCGTTGGCGGCATCAAAGCCACGAATGAATGGATCCAAACCGTCGATTGGGATTGCATCGTCCTGGACGAATACCACTACGGTGCCTGGGGCAAGAACGCCAAGAACTTCTACGACAAGAAAGACCCGGCGCTCAAACGCGCCAAAGAAGTCGGTGAAATCATCACTGAGGATGCCGACAACGTCCGTGAACTGGAAGCCCGCGAAATGTACGATGAGGGCTTGATGCCGCTCCGTACTGGTGCCTATCTATATCTCTCTGGAACACCTTTCCGCGCCATCTCCACCGGTGAATTTATCGAGGAGCAGATTTACAACTGGACCTACTCCGATGAGCAAGCAGCGAAGGAAGCTTGGGCTGGGCCGAAGAATCCCTACGCCCAACTGCCGAAGATGGTGATGCTCACCTATCAGCTGCCTGACAGCATCCGTGAGATTGCCTCCCAGGGTGAATTCGACGAGTTCGACCTTAACGAATTCTTCCGGGCAGAGGACGATTATTTCCTACACGAGGAATACGTCCAGAAGTGGCTGGACCTCATCCGTGGCGCTTACACCGAAAATATCGTCACGGAGCTTAAACTAGGGGCCGAAAAGCCGCCAATGCCTTTCTCCGACGCACGCCTGCTGAGCTACCTACAGCATACCTACTGGTTCCTTCCATCAGTGGCAGCCTGCCGGGCAATGAAGAAACTGCTGAAGAAACGATCCAACCGCTTCTATGATGAATACAACGTGATCGTCGCTGCAGGCAATGAGGCCGGCATGGGAGCTTTGGCCGTGGAGCCAGTTTATGAAGCGATGGAAGATCCGCAACAGACCAAAACCATCACGCTCTCCTGCGGCAAGCTCTCTACAGGTGTCACCATCAAGCCCTGGACAGGTATCCTGATGCTTCGCAACACGACATCGCCTGAGACCTATTTCCAGGCCGCCTTCCGCGTCCAGTCTCCGTGGACCGCCAAAGATGAGTGGGGCGAGGAAGTCATCCTGAAGCCGCTCTGCTATGTCTTCGATTTTGCGCCCAACAGGGCCTTACGGCAGGTACAGGAATACAGCTGCCAGCTCAATGTCCAGGAATCCAATCCCGAGAAGAAGGTCGAGCAGTTCATCAAATTCCTGCCTATTCTGGCCTTCGACGGATCTTCGATGAAAGAAATCGATGCCGCCGGTGTGCTCGACATGGCCATGAGCGGCACGACGGCAACGCTCCTTGCCCGTCGTTGGGAGAGCGCTGTCCTGGTCAACGTTGACAATGCCACACTACAGCGCTTGATGAACAACCCGGAGGCGATGCAGGCCTTGATGAACATCGAGGGATTCCGTAACCTGAATTCCGACATCGAGACCATCATCAACAAGTCCGAACACGTAAAGAACACCAAGAAGGAGAAAGGTGACGACCTTACCCCGAAGCAGAAGAAGGAACTCACCGAGGAGGAGAAAGAATACAAAAGCAAGCGCAAAGAGATTCAGGATAAACTGATCAAGTTCGCAACGCGTATACCTGTCTTTATGTACTTGACGGACTACCGGGAATATTGCCTGAAGGATGTGATCGAGCAACTGGAGCCTGAATTGTTCCGCAAAGTCACCGGCCTCACGCTCAAGGATTTCAGCCTGCTGGTCAGCCTCGGTGTGTTCAACAGCGAGCTGATGAACGATGCCGTTTACAAGTTCAAGCGTTACGAGGACTCCTCTCTGGAATATACCGGCATCGACAAGCACACCGGCACGGTCATCGGCCTGTGGGATACAGCCATTGATACAGCCAAGATGGAAAGCCCCGAAAAGAATGAGGAGGAAGAGGAAACCTATGTCGAACCAATCCAACCATCCGCTGAGCCTGATACTGAACCCTGGGAGAACCTACAAGTTGGCGATATCGTTACCCACAAGAGTTTCGGCCCTGGCGAAGTAATGGCGCTGGACGATAAATACCTCATCGTCAAATTCCCCGACCGCGAATCAAAGTTTTTGTACCCGAGTGCTTTTGAAAAAGGTTATTTGGCTCTGGAATAAAACAAAACAATACATCTTATCGAAGCAAATAGCCTTCTGTCACGTAAACTTCGAATTTACCATTCTCCTTCAAAGAAAAAGAACAGACTGAAACCCATAAAGAAGAAACTCGCAATTTATTGGTGCAGAATAAAGCGACATCATTATTTGGTGCAACTATTCCTCCGGAAAGTTTATAAAATCAAACTCCTCTGTGTTGTTCTCCAAAATGATATCACGGATAACACTTATGGGATAGGCGATGCCATACCCTATATCCATTCCTTCTTCGGTTTCACCACCAGGTAATCCTGTTGCAACACCGACAACCAGTCCTTTATTGTTAATTATTGGACCGCCACTATTACCGCCGCTAATCTTAGCTGTAATAAGCAAAAGGCTGGGCATACCCTTAGGATAATAAAGCTTTCCTTCAGCTAAGATACTTCCTCTAGTTGGGGTCATTCGTATCTTGGCCATTGATGAGATATTTGCTTTTTCTGCTGTACAAAAATTCAGGAATAAGGATATTCTAGGATATCCCATAACAAGAACTTCATCTAGTATGTGAGGATCATCAAAATTCGCCAGCATTACCTCTCCAGTGTCAATAAAAGCCACGTCTATATTAGGATCCTGACTCACATAGACCTTACAATTCCTTAGGAATTCCGCTGTATAACCTTGAATTGCTCTCTGCTCTCCATCTTTCAAACAGTGCCTTGCTGTAACTAATCCGTTAAAAAGTCGAAAGCATGTACCTAGGGTCTCTCCTTCATTTGTATAAACCACAATAGGCAAAACCCTATCTAGATAGTTTCTATAAATGTATTCAAATCCATATGAAACTGAATTATACATCAGTCGGAAAACATCAGGGTTATTATTCCGATAATCCTGATTGCGAGGAACATATATATACGAATCATCAAGACACATATTCCCCGACTTTCTCAGGTTAGACAATAACCTAAACTCACATAGTCTGTCGCAAATCTTTCCTATAACATCAGGCTGAAGAGGAATATCTCCTTTTATACCAGTATATGAAGTAATGAATTTTTGGATAGATTTCTGATTTATATCCCCATTTTCTATCGAGAAATAGTCAATAATATCCAATACAAGATTGGGATATTTAATATCATAGTCTAGAAACTCTCTCATTGTATAAATGAATTGCAAAACTGTGATCACATACGCTTAAAGATACAATCTTCAAGTTCCTTATAAACCGACATATCTGATGATATACACTTGGAGAGCTCAACCTTGAATTTCTCAGAATTAATAGGAATGTGCATATTGCAATAATTCTTTATCCGCCCAGTATCATCTTTCAGGTTTTGATTGTAAATATCAGAGACATATGAATCGTAACCCACTTCGTCAAAGACCAAACCATTGTCAGTGCAGTATTTCTTAAGCACTTCTTTATCATAAAGATAGTTTTCCAATTCCCACCTTTTTATTACTCGATGATTATCAGAGTTGTTTTTCAAATACAACTGTCTATCGCTTTCACTATTCAATGCACCTGAAGACATATCACGATCTTTACAAACAAGAATCTCTACACTTGGAAAGACCTTTCCTAAGATGGCAATAGCAATATTGCTTCTTTGATCCAATTCAGTATTACCGCCACTCGAAACGAATAATGTTTCTGGGTATGTTTCACCAAAGATATTGTTGTACACTTGAGCATCTAATCCCCTTTCTCTGTAACCGCTCCCTGGATTATCTTTTCCTTCACAATAGACAATTCGCAGAGGGCTGACCAACCCTGCCAGATCATCAAGCGCAGTCGAGAAAATGCGGCTCCATTGGTTGCGTGTCTTTTGTATAGGTCTTAGTACCTGCTCTGTAGTTGCCCATGGGACATCTGCTCCAAACTCTATTATCTGACAATCATCTTTTAATTCTTCTTGCAATGCTCTAAAAAAGCCTATGCTATGTGTCGCAACCCATAATTGACAATTCTCACCGATAAGCCGATTTATCTCTATTAATAATTTGCGCTGTATAGCAGTATTGATATGAAGCTCAGGCTCATCAATCAAGAAAACTGTATCATTATAATCGTCTTGTCGCAGGTAAAGGTCTAATAAAATATCAACCACCTCTTTTTCGCCAGAGGATAAAACATTGAATTCAAACTCCTTGTTCTGATAATCAGACTTACTAAAAAATAAGGTACCTTTATTATCCTCGATGTTGCCAAGACTTGTTATATACAGATCCAAGCAATTCTTGATTGACTTGTTTAATTCACCAATAATATGTTTTTTTGCCTCAGATGGCCGGCAGTCTTGTTGATTGAGATAATTACTATACTTTATGTTCAGCCGTCGATAATTCTCTTCCATTTTATCATCGATGTCGACTGACAGACTCGCACCATAATCGTTCAAGCGCAATTCCGAAACGGCCCTACTTTGAGATACCCTCAAATTACTATTATACCTATATGGACTCCTGAACGAAAAGATAGTACCTGCTAAACCTTCTTTATTCTTTTGGCCCCAGATCTGCTGAAACGGGCCAATAGTAAAATCTACTTCAATCTGTTGATAATTATATGATGGTACTTGATCTATCGAGTGATATCGAAAATCCTTAGTTCCTTTGTTCCCCAACTGTCCATAAGCCTCACTATGATAAAGTAAACCATCAAAAACACTACTCTTTCCACATCCATTTGGCCCGACTAACGCGATAATTCTCTTTGGGTTCTCACCCAAATCTATGGTCAAAGACTTGAATCTTTTATACCCGTTCAGTTTAATTCTCTTGATAAACATTCTGCTAATGACCTATTTAAATTGAGAATAACAACAAATATACACATCACCTCACTATCCACCGCCCACTCTTATCAGACCCCTCACGCTCAATAATCCCATCAGCTTTCAGTTTGGCGATATGCTTATTAATCCCACTGCGGGACAATCCCAGTTGCGACACCAACTCTTCAATGGTTATGCTCGGATTCTCGCGCATCAGTTCGACGATTTTCTGTCTACTTTTCAGTCTACTTTTCAGTCCACTTTTCAGTCCACTTTCAGACTCCTTCCCGAGTGAACCGATAGGCTGACCTATCCGCAACGTCAGCTCCACCCTGTCATCATTCGGTCCGAAGTGTTCCTTGATTTCGGGAGCGGGCCATTTGTTGTCAGCCCAACCTTTTTTGATAGTATCAGCGCCGCTACCGGCACGCTCTCCTCCGCCAATCATCTCAAACATTTTATGCAGGGCCGTGTTGCGGCAGATGCTATGTCCACCCTCAAAGAAATCTTCAACACTTACCAGCATAGTTCCTGGATTCGAGAAATAGAGCCGATCAGGATAACGCTCAATGACTGGTCCTTCGTAAAGCCGCGTCGAAGCATGGACAATGCAGTTCACCAATGCTTCTCGCACTGCCTTGTGCGCCGTAGTCTCATCCTGTCTGTATACACCCTCCATCTGGAACGGCGTCGGCAATGCCAGAAACAACTTGGGCAGCACCCTGCGGTAGAACTGATAGAGATTCGGCTCCCACATTCCATCCGGATACACCCGGTCTGTCCAACGGATATTCGGATCGCTACTGAGTTTCTCCCTGAAATCCACGAAATACCGGGGCATAGCGCCCATGATTGCCAGCTCAGTTCCAAACATCAGCACACCAGCCAGCGTGAAACCCTTTTCACCGGTCTCCTGATCCACACGATATCCGCCAAGACGCTGAATGAAATCCAAATCCCCCAAATCATTCCATGCGTGACCTTCATGCCTGATCTTAAACAACTGGCGATATTGTTGGATTGTTGTCTGGTCCAGATCCCGTTCCAGTGTGTAGTTCTTCAATATGCGGCAATCCTGCGATTCCGACTGCACCATCGCATCCGCGAACATCCGGCTGATTTCTTCCTTTGTACAAAGATAGTCCCCTTCGTGGTTACGCTTAAACGCCTGATTCGGATTCCCGTTGATGTACACCGGCTTGACATCGAAAGGAGCGCGGGGAATCACAAACACAATCACGCTCTTCCCGTTCAGTTTCCCGTCAATGACATCCTTATCCATCAAAAGACAATGGCTTACCTTGCCTTTGTTATTGGCTGCATCCCAAAAGTTCTTCTTGTACTTGTCAACCTGCTCCTCAGTCAAGCCGTCCGGCGTAAAGCGATGATTCTTCTCCTTCACACCGAGAACAATCACCCCTCCTTTCGTATTTGCAAATGCGGAATACGTTTCCCAAAAGCTGCCCGGGAAACCGCCAAGCGCAGATTTGAACTCCACTTCAGTTCCTTCTTTCTTCTGGCAAAGCTCCAGAATATATGTCTCAAATCCTTTCATACTCCACAAAGATAGCAAATCTTACGCTCCTATGAAAAGAAACTTCTTTTCCATAGTTTTTCATTTGCACATCTCACACATTATTAGTAACTTACATCAGAAAACAAGCCCTAAACCCACCTATATCCAACCGAACTTAAACAAACTTTCCTGCCCCTATGAAAATCCTCATCGATCCCGGTCATGGCCGCAACACATCCGGCAAATGCAGTCCCGACGGACGCTTTCGCGAATACCAGTACACCCGTGAAATCGCGGCGGCCGTGGTGGCCCGCCTTCAGGCGCTCGGCCACGATGCCGAGGTCCTGGTACCCGAGTTTGAAGACATCCCGCTCTCCGAGCGTGTCCGCCGGGTCAAAGCCTGGTGCCGCTGCCTGGGCAAAGACAATGTGCTCCTCGTTTCCATCCATGTCGATGCGGCCGGCTCCGATGGCCAGTGGCACAACGCCACCGGCTGGAGCTGCTACACTTCCCCCGGCCAGACCGCCGGAGACCGTCTTGCCGACTGCCTCTACCGCGCTGCCGAGAAGCATCTGCAAGGGCACAAGATCCGGACGGATTATTCCGATGGAGATCCGGACAAGGAAGCACGCTTCGCCTTACTGACGCGCACCCGCTGCGCAGCCGCGCTCACGGAAAACGGCTACCAAGACAGCCAAGAATCCCTTCACTTCCTCGAATCCCCCGCCGGCAAAAAAGCCCTCATCAACCTCCACGTCGCCGGTATCCTCGATTTCCTATCGTCCACTACTGTCCACCTTGTCCACCTATAAACCGGGTGGACAAGGTGGTCAAGTCAACAAATGTTTCATCCAAAAGTTTTCTTACAAAACGTCGCCTATTTGATTTTAGTTTTCTATTTTTGCAAGCAACAAGTCTTCATTTGCGTATGGATTACGAAGTGTATTGTGATGAAAGTTGTATTGAGGCTCTATTTGATAAGGAGTCTCATGCTTATACGGTAATTGGAGGAATATGGATTCCGGCTGAGTCCCGTGCTAGCATTAAGAAGAGTGTCAAAGCTATTAAAAATCGTTATGGCAAATTAGGCGAACTGAAGTGGAATAAGGTATCTCCTGCCACAAAGGATATGTATAAAGAGATCATCGATCTGTTTTTCAATACATATAACATCCGATTCCGGGCAATAACCGTTAAAACTAAGCTGGTTGACAATAATTTGTACAACAATGGAAGTGGTGAACTTGGTTTTTATAAGTTCTACTTCCAGTTGATACAGAAATGGCTGATTGAAGGGAATTCGTATAAAATATTCTTGGATTATAAAGTAAATATAACCGCCAAAACGAAATGTGAGAAAAATCAAAACGAAATGTGAATTTTTTGGCGCGTTTTTTTCGAAATAACAAGCCCTCAATTGTCGATTAACTGACGATTGAGGGCTTGTTAACAGAATCTTATTGTATCTCCACTAATGGACGGCCGGACGAACAATTGACTTGTATCGGCATCGTAGGCCAGTTGTATCCAACATCATCTCATCCATTAATTAATCTTGCTACGAATGCAGCGGCGAAAAGTCCCATTTCGGCCCAGAAGATAAGTGAACGCTCGATTGTCCTGGTTACGATTCCGGCGACCCACGCGGCGATAAAGCAGAGGAGCGTCGGGACCGAGGAACCGGCGACGGCCGTGAGCCATCCGAGCGATATTGAGGCGCACAGGGACGTGCCGACAATGTGGATTATGCGCTGCTTCTTACGCTTCTTCCGAGTCTTCTCGTCATCACCAGGTTGGTCTTGATACTCCGGAGTTAGGGCTACGATTATTAAGTATAGTGGAGCGAAGAAGCCAAGCGCCTGATACGGATGCCCCTCGCCCTGCTCAATCATTCCGAAGGTCATCAGGATAGCAACCACGATAGTTACGATACTCCATAGGTGCGTGTTAGTATCGAGCGGGACAGCCTCCGTCCATTTAGCAGCGAAAGCCGAGTAGGATTTTTGCCAGCCGAATTTGACGACCCCGAAGGTCACGAAGCCCACAAAGATAACGAGGGCCGCGATAGTTGTAACGAGAGCAAAAGTAGTCATAGTGTTAGTAATGTGTTAGTAACGGTTAGAACGAGAGTATTTCGGGGTAGCCAGTCTTGAAATCGTAGGCCCACGCAGCCTCGATGCTCGTCAGTGCGTTAATCGCGGCTGTGTGGGCCTCGGTGACGCCGACGCATTGCATCGCGTAGATATCAATTGCTTTCAGCGCGGCGAGTGCCGTTTCAATCGGAAGTATTACCCCGGCGAACGGTACGTGCGTGATGCCGTGTTCTTTGGCTGCCTGGAGGGTCAGCAGGTAGTTGGCTCGCTCTTCTGGAGAGAGCCATTTCCCATTACCGCCGATGTAGAAGTTATTAACGGCGGTACTCGCGTCATAGACGCGAAGCTGGAGAATCTTGTAAGCCTTGGCCAGTTCAAGACTAATGGGAGTCTCGTTGCCATCTTCGTCAGTGTCAGGCTTATTACGTTCGTCATACAGCAGTTGGAGATACTCATCATCCTCTGCCTGACTGAGCAGCGCACGATGCTCGCACAGATAAGCATCGGCTTCAGCAATATATTGATTTCTTGTCATTTTCTTAAAGATTAATTGAGCATATTATGATAATATCATTGGGATTATTACCATAGGAAGTTACGGCGCCAATTGTCCCGTTTATTGTGTATCCATAGTATTGTCCACTTAATCTGCGGGTGACAGAGATATATGAACCTTTATTGCTTATCGGAGAACCGCCAGCTGCCAACTGCGTAGCGTTGATAGGATCAGCATTACGGTCTCTGATCGTGCCGAACTGGATAGTCTGCATAATAGATTCCAGCTCGTCAATGTCCGGCATGTACCAGTTGCCCGCACGAAGAAGTTCGTGATTGTAAGATAGATTCATCGCATCGTATGCGACTTCAGAGGCACGATGTATTACACCACTTCGCCCAGTAAATGTATCATTGGCCATTATGTACGTGTTAGTTTTACCATCTCCCCATTTTTTGTCTCCAACGATTCCGTAGGTACTTGGTTTGAGTAATTTGAAGCCTTCGAGGAACTTCTTCCAGCCCTCTTCTCCTTCTCCGTAAACTGCTCGGACTGCGGCGCATTTGTCGCCATCACGATATTGGCTCGTACCAAGATAGGCTGGCAAGCAGAGGAGATTGCCATAGTTGGCATCTGTCAGCACTGCCGTAGGATTATACAAACCGGTATTTATATCTTCACTAAAAAGTTCGATTACTCGCGTCATATTACCAATCGCCGGCTGGTTGTTCCATTGGCCATTCATAGTAACGACTTCTGCGTAGCCTTTGAAGTAGATGTCGGGCAAAAAGTTGTTTCCAGTTCCGGAAAAACCTGAGCAGAAAAAATGGGTAGTTATATGTGAGGCTCTCCAACCCTTAATGTCGATTGCATCGTTAACCCCATCGCTATCCGTATCCAAACCGATAGCAGTCCAATCCTGCGCTTGCAATCCCGCACTTGGTATATTAGCGAAGAACTCATTGAGTTCGCTGACCAGTTCATCGACTGTATTGGCATTGTAAGTGAATGGATACCGCACATCCCTGCCAGTGTCAGGATCGTTGAATCCTATTTCGGCTTCATGATCTGCTCCATCGAGGGTGTAGCCTTTAAGCCGCCAACTGCCTGCATCGTGAATAGGAAGATTTTGGATATATTTATATCCAATAATAACCTTCCCCCTAAATTCGGGGTGATCAACTCCGACCAGGACCGGACCGACATAGGTGTAGTTTGCTGGGAACGAATCTTTGGAAAATGTTCCCGGCGCGATGAAGTGCATTGCAGAGTGTTCGTCAAGGACACAAGCTGCTCCGGTCTTTGCCGATGCGAGACCGACAACCACATTTACCCCGTCTATGCAGACATTGTTATCCGACCCGACAAGTGATAACTGGCTTTCGCGAGAAGTCTTAACTGCGGCTTCATATTCCGCTTCAGTATTATAGTATTTAATCATTGTCTAATGCTTAATTAAGTAAGACCCAATCCGATATGGCGTTATTACCACACGCCACATAGACCTTTTTGTTTGCTGTATTGATCAGCATCTGTCCCACATAGGCAGGGATACCCCACCACGGTAGGTTGTCATCTATATTATCAGGCCGTGTCGATGCAGACGGAACACCACGCTGTATAATTATATCAGGGTAGAGATACCGTTTAATGCTGACCACATCAAGTGTCCCGACCTTTATATTGCCAGGTTGCTGGATACGCTTTTCAATGGCGTCAATACGCTCTGCAAGCGATACTATTGATTCGGCTATCGCATGCTGCTGGCCGGGATTGAGTAACTGTGCGATAATATTGACAAGAGCACTATGTCTGACAACAACAACATTCATGTCGGTAACACCAGGCACATAACTGATAGCGCACTTGCAGGACTGAGGGATATGGGCCAAGTAATATCCGCTATCCGGCACCATATCAACATTATCGCTGCCGAACGGGATGTAGCGCCGCTCGACATATTCTTCCGTCACATAGACCGGATAATCCGTAACCGTAGTTGTCTCTGTGCCGTCTGTTCCTCCTTCAGACATTAGTCCATAGTACAGCGGATTCCCGTTGCTATCTTTCTTCTGGACGATATGCGTGCGCTCGTGCTCCTCGAAGATAGCGATGACGCAAAGGTCCAGAGGAGCGTGGGCCTGGTCGGATGGGTCGTAGCCCGTCTTGATGAGCAGTTCCGCGCCCGCCTCGACATCAAACGGTGCCGAGATGTTGTACCCCTCAGCCGCTACGGCAGATTGAGTCGCACGCTTGATATATTTGCCCGTCTCGCCAACAGTCAATGCAATAGCGCTCTCAGCGGCACGATACCCAAGGTCACGATGGATTCGCCTTGCGGAGTACCCCGCGTCAACCGGATTGAGGTTCGCATCGAACATAGCGAGGTTCCCCTCCGTGGCGGTGGCGGGTTTGTTCGCTTTCTTGGCCAACTCATCCCGTATATTCTCGCGTGCCGTATCTGCCTCCCTTGCTGCTTCTTTGGCTGTATCTGAGGCATCATTCGCTGCCTGCGTTGCCTCGTTTGCGTCCTCGACCGCCTCGTTAGCAGCTCTAACTGCTTCATTTGCGCCCTCTGCCGCCTTGGTAGCAGACCTGACCGCATTGCCTGCCGCTTCTACCGCCTCGGTAGCTGATCTGACCGCATTGCTTGCGACCTCTACTGCTTCGCTCGCTACTCTCGCTGTCTCGATACTTGTTTCGTGGTCTTCAGTAGCCGTAGAGTGGTCTAATTCCGCCCTAATGTGGTCAGTCTCTGCAAGGTCGTGGTCGGAAACAGCCTGCATATGGTCTCCATCAGCCGTATTGTGGTCTGTTTCCGCGCGGGAGTGATCCGCGTTTGCACGGATCTGGATTGCGTCCATTGTCTCTCCAGCAGATTGTGCCGCGTCGATCGCAGGGCGTTTCATATCGACGATATAGTCGTGTACGGAGCCTTGATGCCCATCGGCCAGCCACATTTCATACGCCGAAAGGCCGTTGGCAATAAGGGACAAGTCCCCAGTGAGCATAACCGGGCCTACGTCCATACTTGCGTTGCGACGAGTAAATTCCTGGTCGGAATGCGACACAATCTCAATAGACTTGTGCCAATCAGCTGCGGCAAGATTGTCATCCCCTGCGTCAAGGATTAGGACAGGTGTATAGGATCCCGTGCCTCCGAGTGCCTCTTGCAGTGCAGCGGTGAAAGAAAACTTGACCTCCTGACCGGATGTTATACAAGGCACTGATGCCCTGCGGCCTTTCGTCTCGTTGATGAGCGAGACGGACACTTGGTGGTCGGAGAGTTGGCCGCTGATACCAGCGGCCCTTACATATAATGTCACCGGAAACGTATTCCCGATGCGCCGTGCATAGCTTGCTGTCTTCATTACTCCAGGGTTTTAAGGATCGCGCGCTTAACAGCTGCAAAATATGGGGCGGAAAGGACGCATTCGCGGATTGGCCCGACATATTCTTCCGGAATCTCGACAGGCCCGTCGGCGTGATAGATTGCGCTGGCCAACTCCTCGAACCCGATGTCCAGGAGCATAGGCCCTGAATACTTCATCCGATTGGCGAGCAGTTTGGCCACGTTGACCTCTTCGGTCTTGCCGGCAGCTTCATCCTCGAAACTGCCGAAAACCTTGATTTTGGTGAAATCGATTGCTTTCATTGCGATTATTGTTTATTCATGTACGTTCTGTTCCATCTCTTCCATCTGGAAAGAGAAGTTGATGCGGTTATTGCCGCGTGTGTACCAGCCTGAGATATTGAAGTCGCTTTCCGACAACCCGTCCTCCTCCTGGGACGTAACTTCTACCACACCCCAAGCGACTCTGCCGGAGCCGTCACCTATATCGGCCGTTACAACGGACTGCCCGGGGGTGAACACTACGGAGCCTCCTGCAGGTACGCTGGTGGCCGCGCTGCTCTGATAATTGTAGGAATTGCTGTTAACGGTGTCTTCGATGATGATGTTCCACGATGTGTTTTGGGCAGTAGCGTTTCCGTTACTGATCTCCATGCGGGTGTAGATGCGGTAGTGTGTGCTGTCCACCTGCACCAGAAAACAGCTGACGGAGCACCACATCTTGTAATAATTGGCGGCATTCGTCTCGATCGTTACCTGGAAGGTCTTGTAGGTGCCCGGCACAGCATAATACAAACCATTTGCAAGGATAGCGGCGCATACCTCATAGGTGCCGGCGGACGTCACTTCTGTTTCGTTGAGTGAAAACGGGAAGGTCGCCGAGGCAACGCTGTCCCCCTGAACCACAGAAGTTGACCCGCCGGATTTGCGCCAGAGAATAACCCATTTGCCAGCGGACAGGGTTCCCATGTCCTTAGCTGTCACTTCCGCCCCTGACGCTTGGTCCACATCGACCTCGAAACTTGCATTCATATACCCGGAAAGGCCGGGATTGGCTGTCACCACGGAGGAATAAGGGACTGGGGCATAGTGGTTGTATCCTCGGAAGTCCCCCAATCGGCAAGGATAAGACGATGTCCCCGGTGGCTTCTCGTGAGGCCATAGCTCGATACCCCCGGCCGCAAGGTCCAGAGCCTGCGCAGCCGTACTCTTTCCCGTCAACGACAACCCGAAATTCGCTGCCTTGAGTGCCGCGACCAGCTGGGCATAGGTATAAGACCGGGCCGATGATTTGAAAGGCTTCGTCCCAGACCACTTGTTCGTCTTGTTGCTCTTGCACAAGCTGATAACCGTTTTCTCAGATGTACCGAGGGCGCTCTTGACTTGCGCGATTGATACGGATGTTGTTGCTATTGCCATAGTTATTCATATGCTACTACGTCGCCGGCGGCTTCAACGATACCGGCACAGATAATGATTCCCGTGGATGTCGGTGTGATAACAATGTTTCCGGAGTTATCGATCGAGACGGTGGCCGTATAGGTCCGACTGCTGATCTTGCGAATAATCGATATACTTCCGGCGTTCGATGCGTCGCCGAAGCTGCCGGTACGCATAGCGAGTGTCGTGCCGGCCAGCGCACCGCTTAGTGTTCCGCCAGTCAAGGGGAGCCAGGATCCGGCTGCTGCTTCGTCCCAGCTGTTGACCTTGGCGGTCGTGATGCCGTCTAGGACGGTCTTGTTGCTATGGCTGTGCGCCGCAGAATAGGCGGCGTCCCAGCTGTTGACCTTGGCGGTCGTTATGCCGTCCAGGGCGGTCTTGTTGCTGTGAGAGTGCGCTGCGGAATAGGCATCGTCCCAACAGCTAACCTTGCCGGACGTGATGCCATCCAGAGCGGTCTTGTTGCTGTGAGAGTGCGCTACGGAATAGGTATTGTCCCAGTTGTTGACCTTGGTGGACGTGATGCTGTCCAGTGCGGCCTTGTTGCTATGGCTGTGCAGATCCGTAGTCTTGGCATATCCATCGAGAGACTGGTGCGCTGTGAGAAAGCCTTGCTGATTGACCCACGCCTGCGTGGCGTACCCCGCGAGAGACTGATGCGCTGTGAGGAAGCCTTGTTGGTTGACCCAGTCGCGGGTGGCCAGCGCCTTGTTGTTGGTGTCGTAATTCGCGATGCCGATGTTAGCCCATGCAGAGTTCCAACGGTTGATGAGTTGCGCCGTGATGCCGTCCAGGACAGTCTTGTTGCTGTGGCTATGCGCTGACGATGCTGCGTCGTCCCAGTTGGAGATCTTCGTCTGCGTGATATTGTTCAGCGCCGCAAGGTTGGTGTGCGTGTGCCCGGTCTCTCCGGATCCGCTGCCGCCGCCGGCATCCCATGCTGCCACGCGCTCTGACGTGATGGATTCCAGAAGCGCGAGGTTGGAGTGCGTATGCCCGGAGCCTCCGGAACCGCCTTGCTCAAGTTCCTGAACCCTATCCACCAGATCCCAGCCCAGGGCTGCAGAAAGTATCCAGCCAAGTTTCGAGGCATCGTAGGTCGGCCAGACGCCATTGACAGGATCCAGCCGATCATAGGCTGCGGGGCTGCTGCCTCCGGCTGCTGAGCCATAGGCCACGACATCGCCGGACGCAAAGACACCGCCAGACACAGTTAGCGGATAATTGGCTGTAATGCCGACAATCGTATTATCTTGGGACGTGGCTGTAAAAAGAGAAGCCACGGTATTCCACGCCTCGACTTTGAGCGCCGTGATTTCGTTCAGCACCGCGAGGTTGGCGTGCGTGTGCCCGATGCTACCCCCACCGCCGCCGTTTTCAAGAGCCGTGACACGTGCCCCAAGGCTCATTATGTCGGTCTCTGCAGCCGTGAGCCTGTCATTCAGGTCCCAGCCGAGAGCGGCAGACAATATCCATCCGGCCTTCTCATTGTCTTTGGCTGGCCAGACGCCATTGACGGGATCCAGTCGGTCATAGGCTGCGGGGCTGCTGCCTCCGGCTGCTGAACCATAGGCCACGACATCGCCGGACGCAAAGACACCGCCAGACACTGTCAGCGGATAGTGGGCCGTAATACCGATGACCCTATTGTCTTGGGACATGGCTGTAAAAAGAGAAGCCACGGTGTCCCACGCCTCGACTTTGAGCTCCGTGATTTCGTTCAGCACCGCGAGGTTGGCGTGCGTGTGCCCGGTCTCTCCGGATCCGCTGCCTCCACCGGCATCCCACGCCGCCATACGTTCTGCAGTGATGGCCTCCAAGAGACTGAGGTTCGTATGGCTATGGTCAGATCCGCCTCCGGAAGACTGCTCCAGGATCTCGATGCGCTCCTGCAGATTCCATCCCAGTGCGGCGGAGAGGATCCAGCCGGCCTTCGTCGCATCGTAGGACGGCCAGGCGTCACTGACGGGATCCAGTCGGTCATAGGCTGCGGGACTGCCGCCTCCGGCTGCTGAGCCATAGGCCACGACATCGCCGGACGCAAAGACACCGCCAGACACTGTCAGCGGATAGTGGGCCGTAATACCGATGACCCTATTGTCTTGGGACATGGCTGTAAAAAGAGAAGCCACGGTGTCCCACGCCTCGACTTTGAGCTCCGTGATTTCGTTCAGCACCGCGAGGTTGGCGTGCGTGTGCCCGGTCTCTCCGGATCCGCTGCCTCCACCGGCATCCCACGCCGCCATACGTTCTGCAGTGATGGCCTCCAAGAGACTGAGGTTCGTATGGCTATGGTCAGATCCGCCTCCGGAAGACTGCTCCAGGATCTCGATGCGCTCCTGCAGATTCCATCCCAGTGCGGCGGAGAGGATCCAGCCGGCCTTCGTCGCGTCATAGGCCGGCCAGGTGTCACTGACGGGATCCAGCCGGTCGTAGGCTGCGGGACTGCCGCCTCCGGCTGCTGAGCCGTAGGCCACGATGTCCCCTTCGGAAACGATGCCGCCATAGAACTTGATGCCATACTCCGGTGATGCGGTCGTGCCGAGGTTTACTCGCTCCTGCATCCGCAGGAGTTCGGTAATATTTTTCAGTTGATCTTCCGCGCCCAGTGTCTCGTCCCCGGCGACCTGGATGATATGGAGGTCATAGATCGGCTTGATGCCGATGACCGTCCCGTTGCTGTCCAAGATCTCTTCGAAAAGGTCGTTCAATCCTCCTTCAATCACCGCTTGACCGCCGTTTGAAGCGCTTTTCCCCACGGCCATGGCTGCATAGTATCCACCAGCCTCCCGCAGACGTTTGCTGCGGGGGCGGGCCGTGACGACGACTGTCTTATTGTGGAAGGTCTTACTACTCATATTCGATATCCTGGTACTCGTCAGGGCCGAACTCGGTCATTGTCATATTGCTCGTGTCATCGAGCAGGTTCTGTGTGTCGGACACCAACAGGAACTTCATATCATCGATGCGCGGGGTGTCGCTCAACACGAACCCTTCGAGCAGCCCCACCGTTCCGGAAATCTTCAACTTCCGCTCGGCATACTGGCTGTAGATGGTCCCCAGCAGCAGCTTTTCGAGGCGGTCGCGCACACCGGCCCTGCGAAACCGCTCACAGAGGGTATTGCCACTAAACATCAGTCCCCGGCCAGTGGCAGACGGGACGTTGGCCGCCAGCGTGCCAAGGATGGTATCGACGGAAAACTCCTCCTGAGCATCGGCATTGATGTAGGCGATGTCCTCCTGGTCGTCAATACTGATGGCCTGCCCATTTTTTTTGACAAGCGTGACGGCAGCGTCCTTGTAGGCGACCCAACGCACGATGTTGTCATCATAGAGGCTGGTCACGATATCGCGGTTCCGGATGTGGAAACCGGAATAGATGCTCATCTCAAGGTATCCTCCGGCATTGGGGAGATCGACATATTCCCCAGCTTCCATGGCAGCCCAGGAAGACGGCAGATCATCGGTATAGTAGCCAATGCAACGGCGGTTCTTGGCCCATCCACCGACCCCGGTCTTGCCTTTGCGGTCGTCGTGGTCGTAGTATGCCAAGAAGAAGCATCCGGGAGACCCGGCGCCTTGCACCCAGCGGGTACCCTGGCTGGATGAGTATTTCTGTGTACCGAGCGCCAGTCCCCGGTTCTCAAGGTGATACAGGCAGGTGCCACCCGGGGCATCGTAGAGCCTTACCATCACCGGGACCCAGACGAAACCGCACTTCTCGGTCATCTTCTTGTAATTTCCTTCTCGTTGTAATCGCCGGCTTCCTCGAAGGGATTGTATCGCACATCGAACAACAAGTCCAGGTTGATGCGGAGCTTGTATTTCGAACGTACGCCGTTGACGGGGCTCACGTAGTTCAGGTACTGGAGCGGGAATAATGCAATCCGCTGCCCGACAAACTGTGTCGTATCAGTCCCGGATGCAAAGCAGCTCGCTGCCCGTTGACCCCTCAGCCGGCATGTGCCGCCAGAGAGGGCAGCATCTCCATAGCGGTAGCCCCAGAGGATGCCGGCGGCGTCTTCCCCGGAATAGATGCTTTCGATGTCGAAGAACATCGCCCCGTTTTCGAGCGTAGCGCCTTCGGCTTCAACCGCCGAATCGTGCCGGATGACGAATCCGTCGAGCACTTCATCAGTGTGCGGATCGTAAGAGGTCTTAATGGTAGTTCCATTGCCAGTTTTCTCGTTCACTTCGATCTCACCGGTGAGCAAATCGTCATTGCCGTAAGGTGAAAATGTGACGGTTGCATCGTTATACACGGCATCATGGGCAATGGCGGCATCCGCGGCCAAAAACGTCACATCGGTAGCCGGCAGAGCAGATGCTGCATTTAGGTCGTACAGGTAAATTTCACCAGCACGCTGAATGATGCGTAGGGCGAAGGGCTGCAGGATCCCCCTAAGTACCTCCATGCATGACATCTCCTTTCCCTCTTCGTCGTAGAAGTTGTCGTTGTTGAGAGTGACCTGCGTGAAATCAATGGTTTGTCCGTCGTTAAGGTAGTCCCCATGGAGCGTGGAGATATGCCGGACCAGCTGCCCGTAATTGATGCCGGCTGCCTGCAGGCAAGCCATTAGGACGGTTTCGTAGCTCTCCCGGCCGGTGCGTGACCAGGGGATGCGGTTCAAGACGCCAAAGTCAGAGAAATCCAGCTGCACGTCGTAGCCGTCACGTTCGGTATAGGGTTCTGTGTAGGGTTCACTGTCGAGGGTTCCGCTCCACCAGAGCGAGCCGTCACGGTAGATGTCCAGCCGGACGTCGCCCGCTTTGATGACCCTGCCGAAGAACAGCAGCTGCCGGTCTGTCGGGGAACTGACCACCAGTTTGGCCGTGGAGCCCTGGACGGGGGCGATCTTGTCGGCCTGGGCCCATTCGATTACGAGCGGCTCATCGCCCGATCCGATTCCTAGTTCCTCGACCTCGAAGGCCTCAGTGGATTCCTGCAGGATCTCCGCACGGACAACATGCCCGTCTGTTGAAACTCGCTCCAGATAATATCTCAGATGCTTAGCCATTGTTCCTTGCGTCAAAGCGTCTCATGCGTTGTTCAAGCAATATGATGTCACGTCCGCTTAGCTTACCCACGATTCTTGAAGGCCCGGCGGCGGGCTGGATGTATTTCTGGATGTCGGACACCTTGCCGACGAATTCGGGGTTCGTCCTGGCACCTGCATACTCGCCCATCAGGCCGATAGTCGGCCCGTAGATCAAGCCGCCGTTGGCGAACTTCGGCAACGAGGCGATGGCGGCGGCGATGCTGGCCACGGCAGCAACGGCCATGACGGGACCGATGAAAGGGATACTGGCCACAGAGGCGGCGCCTTCGGCCCCGGCCACCGCCGTCTGGGCAGCAAACAGCGACGAAAGGGCCGGCAGCGCCTGGCCGATGGCCTTCAGCAGGTTCGCACCCCAGATGAGCCATCCGGCAGCTCCTTCACCAATGACCCCGCCCAGGCTGCCCATGGCCTCGCTCAAAGCGCCGATAGCACTGGAAGCGCCTCCGGCGGCATCCTGTATGCTGATGATGCCATCTTTTCCGGATTCAATCGATGACCAATCGAAGGTTGAACTCTTGAAATCCTTGACTGAAGGCCTCGGCCCTGAATTAGTAGATTGTATTGCGCCTACAGGAAGACTCGAACCGATAGACCCGGCTCGCATGACGGCAAGATCCTGGTATTCTTTTATCAACTTCTGCACTTCGGTGGATTCCGCCCCGTACTTCCGGATGAGAGAGGCGATACCCGATTCCATGGCCCTGAGCCGCACTTCCGTGGCGTTCTGCCCGCCATTGAAGAGGTTGTTAACCTGGACAGCGTCCTTGACGCTCTTGCGATAGGATTCTATGTCGTCTGCGAGAGAACTTCCATTGCCTGCGCCTCCGTTGCCTCCAGGGCCAAACGATGGTAAAGCAATGGCGGCCATGTCGGCGAGCAGCTCCTGCATTCTGGTCTCGCCGTTGCTGATTGTCTCCTCTTTAGATCGGATTGTCGCCTCCAGTTCCGCAATTTGCTGATCAAAACCGCTTGTAGATTTAGCCTGGAAGGGGCTGACCATACCCATTTCTCCACCACCGGTAATCATGGGCAGGTTTTTAACCGCTTCGCGCTGTTGCTTCAGAAAATCAAGCCGCTCTTGCAACTTGGGAGTATCATTCTTGGCATTCGCAATGTCATTAGCTATCTTTTCCAATTCAATCTGGTTAGCCAGTCGGGTGCAGTAAGCATCGACATTTTCCGACAGGGCCTTATACCACTCCGAAACTGTATTGAATGTTCCGAATGTTTCACCCCACTTGCTATTCATTTCGCCGACCAGCCTTTTCTCCTCGGCGATTGAGCCGTTGAAGGAGGTAAGCTTTTGGATATCTATCTCGATCTCGCTGCGGGCTGAAGCCAACCGTTCTTGCATTGCCCTGTATTCTTCATTAGCTTTCTCAGCTTCCTCTCGGGCCTCCCGGGTCTTACTTGCCATTATGCCGAGTCCGGTGACAATGCCAACGAGCGCGACTCCTGCTATGCCCAGCAAAGATGCATGCATCGCTTTCGCGCTTAACCCTGCAGCTTTGAGAGCTGCAGTCAACGACTTTATAGAACTTATGGTTTTCCCAATGCCTGTTCCGACGGTAGTAAGGGCGGCAAATCCCTGTAGTACCGGCATCAAATGAGTAGCAACAGCTCCGAGTTGTTCGCCAAGATCGCCAAAGCGGTCAGACATCTGCTTGATGATTCCTACAGGAGTGCGCGCCATAGCGGCATTCATTCCGCCGACTGATTGCTGCACCACCTCTGCCAAAACAGCAGCACGTTCCTCTTCCGTTCCGAATTGCAGGACCTGCTTCTGCGCTTCATCGAACTTGTAACCGTAACGGCTGAGGGCCTCCGTCTGGCCATTCATCACTTTACCAAGCATCGAAGCAATCTGGGCGGCATTCTCGCTTGTTGCATTATACTCGTATTGCTGTGCCAGCATATCGTTCATCACAGGGATGAGCCGTTCCAGGGACGAGCGCTTTTCAAGATAGGTCGCCAATTCCTGGGCTCCGGACATCTGCACTTCATCACCGATGATACCCAGCTGTTGTTGTGCCGAACATAACTGCTTGATTGCGTCTATGTCTTCTGCCGTCGCCCCCATCGTATTGCGCATGGCCTGGGCAAGGCGCGTCTCAGCCGCTTCTTGTGCAGCATAAGCGTCAGACAGCCCTTTGAAGGCGGATGAGAGATTCTGCACCATCGACCCTAAAATCTCTGCTGCCTGGCCTGCTTGCGCCCAGTTCACGATACTCCCATTCAGTCGCTCCGAACTGTCCCGGACGGCCTTCAGGGCCTTGCCCAATTCATCCGCCGAGAAAGTTACAGTCTTTATGGAGTCGGAGCCCTCGATCTGTATTTTAAAAGAAACGACGTTTGGCATTTGTTTTTTTATTATATTTGCAATACTATGATCGCTTATAAGTCTATGGCTGATGCGCTTGCCGCGCTATTCCAGTTTTCACCGGGTCTTTTTATCTGGTGGGCGTTTGTCGTAGCTGCTACATTGTTTGTAAGCGTATCCCTAATCATAATTCTTGATCCCTTCGGGGTCCGCGGAGAAAAAAAGCGTCAAACTGAGGACTGACCCTTCCACTTCGCCCACAACTCCTCCATCTTTTCCTTGCTGCTGGTGCCTTTTGGTGCGGTGGCGCCGTTTCCATTATTGTTCTCCCACGGGAAGGCTATCAGGTCCGTCGGCTTGACCGGCTTGCTGCTGTAGGGCTGCACCGCCATCGTCGCAACGAAACGTCCCACTTCCCAGTCCCGGTGCATCAGCATCTCCTGATGGCCGAACCAGGAATCATAGACTGCCCGGAACTCGCCCGGGGTGAGGCCACAGAAGTCGTCCAGACCCATGCCCATTGCCCCGAGCGCCAGTCCGAGCAGCTCTTCTATGCTTTGCCTCTGGCTCGCTTCGCCTGAGCCTTTCACGCTTCCTTTTTTTTTGCTTCCTCCGCCTGCTGCGCAGCAATCTGCGCGCTCATCTCATTGATATCATTGATGGCGCAGTTATCGGCAAAGTCCTGCAGCGTATAAGGGAAATCAATCCTTTTCGCCCGGCAAGCCGACGCTAAGCAGCAGTAGCAGATGACGAGCAAGCCTTCCGGGTCGTCGCCCTCAAGCGAGGAAACGTCTTTCCCGGTCATGCGCTTGTACTCCAGGATAGCGCCCATGGTGAGGGCCATCGGGTAAGTTTCGCCCTTGAAGGTTACTTCCATCGCTTAGTCCTCCGCCAGCAGGTCAACTTTCGTCTCATCGACATCCACCTCTCCGTCGTTGTCGAATGTCGCGGTGTAGGTCGTATCCTCGCCGGCCGGGCCGGTATGTTCCAGAGATGAGATGATGAAGTTGCCGGAGCAGTACGGCGTCTCGTCGTTCTCGCGTTCAAAGAGCACAAGCTGGACACTAGCGCCCAACTTCCATTTGCCAAGGAGATCCTTGAAGCCGGATTCCGTCTCGCCGTGGAACTGCAGCCCGTCGCACTTTACCTGCACGGCAAGGCCAGTGACTCGCTTATTCTTCCATTTACCGGCGGCTGCCGCGGCAGTTGCCTTGGGAGGTTTGACTTTGACGTCTGTTGTCTCCGTCGTGAACGTGGCCGTGTGCGTTGTGCAATGGCCGAAAGCCTTGCCGGCGATGCCCACCAGCAGGTTCGAACCGTTTACATATCCTGTCTGTTTTGCCATTGTTTGATCAGTGTTTGAATGGTTTTGATTTACTTGATAATATCTCGACGCCTGTACCATGTCCAGAGCCATACGACAGCGAGGATAAGCCCCAGAAGGATGATCGACAGGGCGGCAATCCCGACATACTGGAGTGTCTTCCGGAACCAGGTAAGGGGCTTTTCAACCTCCCTGACCACCGTCCGGGTCAGATACTCCTTCTCGGTATGGAAATAAACCGGCACATCGAGCTTGATGCGCAGCAGCTCTTCGCTGCGGTTGCGCAGCTGCTGGTGCAGCCGGCCGTCTTCCACCCAGGCGCGCGCCTCCGCGACCGAGGTCTGCACCGTGGACGTGTCACCCAGGGCTACGGAGTCCAAAGCGCTCTCTTCCGGAATGGGAACATCCACGTCCTGCATCCTGGTCCCGACACTGTCAATGGTCTCTTTGACTAGATCGGTGGAGTCGCTGCAGGTGCAGCGCCAGGAGGCGCAGCAACCGGTGAACAGGCCGACCACAAGCAGGCATGTTGCTAATCGCCTCATGGTTGATCCTCCTCTTGCTTATCGTGGCCTACGGTGAAGCTCGTGTTATTATGCTGCACCTTGGCCGGCAGTCCCTTCTCGATGGCCAGGATGACGGTCCCCAGGGCGGCGAAGGCGAACACCTCGCCGACGGCCTTCAGGACGGAGCCGTCGATGACGCCCATCGGCGGGACCAGGAAACCGGCCGTGATCAGCACGATGGCGAACCCCGACAGGATCCAGAACCACAGGTTCCCGATGGTTGCTTTCCTGATGAGCGGGCTCATTGTTCCACCTCCTTTTCCTGGACTATGCCAATCTCCCGGAGCCAGGCTGCTACATCGAAGCACGGGCAGTCTTTCGCGGCGATGTCGCGGTGTCCGATAATCTTCACGCCGGGGAACCGTGTGTGGAAATCTCGTACATACGCGGCCATAGCCGCCTTCTGTTTTGCCGTCCGGGTGTCGCAGGAGTTCCCGTCGATGTCCAGGCCTCCGGCATAAACGATGTGCCGTGACACGCTGTTGTAGCCCTTCGCGCCGTTGGTGACCTCCCAGTTATCCACCCAGGCGTCCTCATTGTTCGGTACCAGCCGCTCAATCTCGCCGTCCAGATGGATCAGGTCGGTATAACCAACCTGCTTCCACCCGCGGCCGCCCGCCCACACGGGCGAGGTGTGCCACCGACGGATATCGTCGGCGGACACCTCACGCCCGGCGGGGGTTGCGGTGCAGTGGATAACGAGGTATTTGAGGAGTTTAGGCATGGATTCTTGGTTCTTTAGGCGGAGCGCTTGTCGAGCCAGATGACTTCCTCGCCGAAGGCGATGGCCGTGTCGGCCTTGAGCAGCATCTTGAAGAAATACTTCTCGCCGGCATTGGTGAGCTTGTCGATCTGGATGACTTCGTCGTCATCCTGGAAGCCGACGCCACCCCAGAGGTTGGAATCGGTGTCCGGGGAGCAGATCGTGGCCACCAGCAGATCGTCGGGCCAGTTGGCCAACGGCTCGATCTGGATGCCCTTGAAGCGCTCCACGTTCATGTCGGTGTAGTTCGCACCCTTGCTCGGCTGAGCGGAGAGCTCATCGTCATAGGTGTCGAAATCCTTGATGGACATCAGGATGCGCAGGTTCGGGTTGTTGCGCAGCGTCACGGGAATCTTTTCCTTCAGCGCTTTGAGCCGGCCGATCATCGTGGCAGCAGACGAAGTGACGGTGATCTTGTCGGTGTCATCCGCCATGCGCTTGATGATGCCGTTGAAGAGGTGGTCGTCATCGTTGCCGGCTTCGCCGTTGATGAAGTGGTCACCCAGCTCGAACTTCACCTGCTTGGCGAGTTCGGAAAGAAGGGCGTTCTGCGCCTCCGCGGGCAGCTGGGAGAACACCAGCGGGCCGGTGGGCTGCCACTTGCGCCAGATATTCTCGAAGGAACGGGGATTGAAGGTCGTGAAGGCCATGAAGTCCACGGGAACCAGTTCCCGCTCGGAGTAGTTGAAGTTGCCCTTGGAGTCGGAGTCCGTAGGCATCTCCTTGCGCTTCTGCAGCATCGTGCCGGTCTTCAGGCGCGGGATGCTGAACTTCTTGGAGGTGGGCTCAATGCGGATCAGGCCGCGGTCCACGAGCTCATTGCCTGTTGCGGCGAGGGTCAGGAGCTGCTCCAGAACTTCGCCGTTGTAGTTGGTGTTGGTAATGTTGATTGCCATGAGTAAAATGGTTTTTCGTTGTTACATCTTGATCGTGCCCTTCGGCTTGGGACTGATTTTTCCCGTAGCAGCCCCGCCTGCGGTACCGCCCACGCCCTGACGCGGCGGTCTTGGCGTACCCGTGTTCATCACTTCAGACGTTTTTCGTGGATTTCCTTCTGGCGCTTGTCCCAGGGACTGAGGTTGTCTTCCGGGGCGCGGTCTTTCAGGTCGTCACCGACGCGGCGGCCGGATTTCAGGTTGTTGATGACCTTGACCGCACTGGCACGGTCGGCCTTCAGGAGGTTACGGTAGGTCTCGCGGTCTCCCTCTTTGACCTTGCCCGCGGCGACGGCGGAGTTCAGGATGGTCTCGACCTGCTCGTCTTCAGCAGCCGCGATCTGCGCCCTAAGCGTGTCGTTCTCAGCCTTTAACTGATCACGCTCCGCCTTGAGGGAAGCATTCTCGGCATCCAGCTCGGTGATCCCACCGAGCGCCTCTTCCTCGGTGGCCACGTTGGCGAACCGGGGAATGTTCTTGAGTTTTTCCAAATTCATATCGTTGGTTTTTGAGGGCTTGACGAATGCAAGCCGGTTGGTTAATACCTTGCCGTACAGGTCACGCGCGGAGAGCTCCGCATCGATACCCGGGACATCGACGTCGTAAATGCCGTCGGCCAGCCCCAGCGCCACAGCCTCCTCGGCGGTGAACCAGTGGTCCTCGCCGTCGAAATAGCGGTCTCGCACTTCCTTGGCGGTGATGTGCATCCGCTCGGCAATGATGGCGGAGATGGTCTCCTCCAATCCCCGGATCTCGTCGATCATCTTCTGCAGGTCGGACACGTTGCCAAAGACGCCCCCGCTGACCGCATGGATCATCAGCCGCGAATAACGACTCATGTAGTGCCGGCGGCCACACATCGCAACGATGCCCGCGATGCTGGCCGAAATACCGTCTGTATAAATAGCGATGTCGCATCCGCTGCGGCGGATGGCATTGAAGATGGCGATGCCGGCATATACCTCGCCGCCCTGGCTGTTGATGCGGACACGGACCGTGTCGCATGCCTTTTCGAGCATCAGCAGTTCACGGACGATCTCCCGGCTGCTGACCATGCCTTCGGCGCCGGCTTCGTCGGCGATCTCGCCGTAGATAAGCAGGTCGGCCTCGCGGCCCTCTATGATTGCGTTGGTTGTCTCCATTGTGCTTGATTTACGGCAAGTTTAGCAAGGCTTTCAGCCAAATCCGAAAAAGTCTCCAACCTTTGGAGACAATTATCCAACCGCTGGAGAGCTTTTTTTGAATCCGTGAGAAAGTGTGCAGATTTGGACAAATTCTACGATCATGGGCAATTTGACCAACAAGCAGAAACGCTCCCTGGCGCAGGTTCTCTTTTGCAAAGAGAACTTGACGATCCAGGAGACGGCCGAAAGAGTGGGCGTCTCCCGGCAAACTGTCGGCAAGTGGGCGAAGGAAGACAAGTGGGAGGAGCAGAAGGTGGGCGTGACGCTCACCAAGGAAGAGCAGATCAAGAACCTCTACCGCCAGATTGGCGAGATCAACAAGGCTATCCTCGACCGCGATGAAGGGTCGCGCTTCGCGACCATCAGCGAAGCGGACACCATCAGCAAGCTGTCGGCCGCCATCAAGAAAATGGAAGGCGAGAGCGGCATCGCCGACATCATCTCCGTCGGCATCAAGTTCATCGAATGGGTGCGCAAGGCCGACGTGAGCCGCGCCCGAGAACTGGCTGAAATCTGGGACCTGTTCGTCAAAGACCAACTCTGACATGGCTACAAAACAATCAGAACTTGAAGCCCAGCGGAAATGGGCGGAATACCTTGACGGATTGCGTCGGGACACCCCTGTCGAAAACCTGACCAAGGCCGAGATGCTGGCCAAGAAACGCTATCTCGAGGACCATCCCCTCGAGTGGATCCAGTATTTCTTCCCCAAGTACGCCAAATATCCCTTCGCCGCCTTCCAGAAGCGGGCCATCAAGCGAATCCTCGACCATGACGAGTGGTACGAGGTCCTGTCCTGGAGCCGCGAGCTGGCCAAAAGTACCATCGTGATGTTCTGCGTGATGTTCCTGGTACTGACCAAGCGCAAGCGCAACGTCATGCTGGCCTCGGCCACCCAGGATGCCGCCATCCGGCTGCTGGCACCTTACCGCGCCAACCTGGAGGCGAATGGCCGTATCATCGCTTTTTATGACGACCAGGTCAACCTGGGCAGCTGGACCGACAAGGAATTCATCACCAAGGGCGGCGCGGCTTTCCGTGCCATCGGCGCCGGCAACGCGCCGCGAGGCAGCCGCAACGACGAGGTGCGCCCAGACGTGCTCCTGGTCGATGACTTTGACACCGACGAAGAGTGCCGCAACCCCGACATCGTCCAGAAGAAATGGGAATGGTACGAGCAGGCCTTCTACGCCACCCGCTCCATCAGCGAGCCCACGCTGATCATCTGGTGCGGCAACCTGATTGCCAAGGACTGCTGCGTACTGCGGGCCTCGAAGTATGCGGACAACCACGACGTGATCAACATCCGGGACAAAGACGGCCATTCTTCCTGGCCGGAGAAAAACACGGAGGAGCACATCGACACCGTGCTGGCCAAGATATCCACCGCCTCGGCACAGAAGGAATACTTCAACAATCCGATATCCGAAGGTGAGGTGTTCAAGGACCTGGTGTGGGGCAAGGTGCCGGCGCTCTCGAAGTTCAAGTTCCTCGTTGCCTACGGTGACCCGGCCCCCGGCGAGCGCGGGAAGAAAGGATCCAGCACCAAGGGCGTTGCCCTCGTGGGGCAGCATGACGGGAAACTATATGTCGTGAAGGTCTTCCTGGATCACGCCCTCAATGCGGAGTTCATCCGCTGGTACTTCGACCTGCAGGAGTTCGTGGGCGGCAAGGTTCCCATCTACAATTACATGGAGAACAACTCTCTCCAGGATCCTTTCTTCCAGCAGGTCTTCAAGCCGCTGGTGCAGCAGATGAGCCGCGAGAGGGGCGAGACGCTCGTCATCAAGGGCGACTCCCAGAAAAAGACCGACAAGGCCACCCGCATCGAGGCGAACCTGGAACCGCTCAACCGCAACGGTCTGCTCATCTTCAATGCCGCAGAGCAGGACAACCCGCACATGAAGCGCCTCGCCGAACAGTTTACACTGTTCACCCTTTCCCTGAAGTATCCCGCCGACGGCCCCGACCTTGTCGAGGGCGGCTGGCGAATCATAAGAAACAAACGGCACGAGACGGAGCCGGCCATGGCCCTGCCGCGCCACAAATCCGACAAAAGACTATGAGCGAATTCATCCAGACATTCGACTACAACGCCTCCATCCACCGGGATATCCTCGATACCGTCACGCGGGGGGATGAGCAGGTGGTGGAGATCTGCGAGGACAGGGCCATCGATGAGATGCGTTCCTATCTCTCATCTCGTTATGACTGTGACGCGATTTTCGCAGCGCGAGATGGCGAACGCAACAAGCTGATCCTGATGATGGCCATCGACATCACCATCTATCACATCTTCAGCATTCACAACCCGCAGAAACTCTCCCAGATCCGCGTGGACCGCTACAACCGGGCCGTGGAATGGCTCAAGGCCGTAGCCGCCGGCAAGATATCCATCCCCGACGCACCGCTGCTGCCGGAAGAGACGCTGCGCAAGAACGCGCCGACGCTCATAAAAGGGAACCCTAAGAAAGATCAACACTTCTAATCGCATCTATCATGGGATTATTCGACAGACTAAGAAAAGGCGGGCAGCCGGCATCGACCGACAGGCGCCGCATTACCGCCGGCGGTCAGATAACCCGCCCCGGCGCTACTGTCATCATACAGCAGCCGATGCGCTTCAATCTTGACCTTGGAACATTCAAACAGGCCATCAGCAGCGCAGAGAACGTGGACTACACCCGCCGTGCGCAACTCTACGACATCTACTCAGAGGCCCTGCTGGATCCGCACCTGCTATCCGTCATCCGGAAGCGAAAGGCCGCCATCCTCGGATCGCCCATCGAGTTCCGCCGCGGCGGGGTTCCGGACGATGCCATCAACGACCAGATCCAGTCGCCCTGGTTCTACCGATTCATCAATGACGTGCTGGATGCCAAGTTCTGGGGTTTCACCCTGGTGCAGTTCTTCATCGACGAGAAGGGGTGGATCGATTACACCCTGGTACCGCGCAAACACGTGGATCCGCAACTCTCGCTGATCCGCCGTCACCAGAGCGATATCGTCGGTATCCCGTTCGATGAATATGACGACCTGCTGATGATCCGAGACAGCGAGCCGCTGGGCCTGCTGGCCTGCTGCTGCCCATACACCATCTACAAGCGCGGCACGGTCGGCGACTGGGCGGAGTTCTCCGAGATCTTCGGCATGCCCGTCCAGGAATACATCTACGACGCTACCGACGAAGACTCCAGGAACCGTACGATAGCCGACATCATGGCCAACGGATCCAACAGGATCTTCGTCCATGCCGATGACAACACCTTCCGTTTCGTGGAGGCCGGCAACAAGACCGGCTCGGCAGACGTGTACGACAAGTTCGTGGAGCGGTGCAACGCTGAGCTCAGCAAAGCCATCCTCGGCAACACCCTCACCACCGAGGCCTCCGAGACCGGCACGCAGGCCCTTGGGACCGTCCATAAAGAGGTAGAGGACGAACTGGCAAAGGATGATCGAAAATTCGTACTCAACGTCCTGAACTACGATATGACGGATATCTTCCGGAACCTGGGTATCAACACGGATGGCGGAGCGTTTACATTCGTGGAGCCGGAGAAAATGTCTGCATCCGAGAAGGCCGACCTGTTTGAAAAGGCGCTCAGGATGGGCCTGCCCATCGACGATGACTACATCTACGAGCAACTGGGCATCGAGAAACCGAAGGACTACGCCAATCTCAAGCAAGAACAGGCCGAGCGGCGCGAGCGCCAGCTGGAGGCGCTGCGATCAGCACGCGAGACCCCCGAAAACCGAGCGACACGTTTTTTCGGGGACGCCCCGCAGTACGGGGCTTTAGAGTGGTAGTCGATGAGTTGTACTACGGCCCGCAGGGCACTCCGCCGGAGGATGCTGCAGCACTGCCAATCGACCTTTCAAAGGCTGTTCAAAGGGCACTCAAACGCATTTACCGCAAAAAGATCAATCCGGAGCGGGAGATTGACCCCGGCATCTGGAAAGGCATCGTCGATACGATCGACCTGGCAGCCGCCGAAGGACTGAAACAGTATCCTGCGGCCAGCTACGACTTCAAACGGCAGCTGCTGCACAACGACCAGGTGTTCGCCGCCTTCAAGGTACATCGTCTGCAGGGTGACATGGCCCGGCAGATGGTGGATGCCCAGGGCAATATCAAGAGCTTCGAGCAGTGGGTGAAGGATGTGCAGCCCATCGCCTTGCATCAGTGCCGGCAGTGGCTCCGGACAGAGTATGACACCGCCGTCAAGCGTGCGTCGCTGGCATCCGACTGGCAGCGCTTCGAGGATGAGAAGGACGTGCTGCCGAACCTGCGCTGGGTACCGTCAACGGCGGCGAACCCCGACTCATTCCACCAGTCGATGTGGGACACCGTCCTGCCGGTGGACCACCCGTTCTGGAGCTCGCACCATCCGGGCGACCGCTGGGGCTGCCAGTGCAGCCTCGAGGCGACCGATGATCCGGTGACGCCCAGCCCCACGGTGAACTACGCCACCTCACCAGGGCTCGAGAACAACCCCGGCCGCGACGCCAAGCTCTTCAACGACACCCACCCGTACTTCCCCGACAGCTGCGACAGCTGCCCGTTCCGCGGAGGCCACGCATCAGGACCGACTAATCTGGCGAAGGATTGCTATCATTGCCAGTACGCAGACTCCGCTTTACCCGGGAAGAAAGAAGAGGCTTTCACCCCAGATCCGGAATATGGTGAACGGCTCTTGACGAGTTCTATCGCTGACCAAACAGAGGTGAAAGAAAACGCACGATGCGCAAGGTCCATTCTCGACTCGTTCCCTGAAGATAGAATACAAATCAGGGGGCATTCAACAGAACCTGGTGTCAAGAATCCGGAATATCTGATTAACAATATCCTGGCGGACAGAAAAGGGATTCTCAAGTATAAGGGTGTAAGGAACGGTTTCCAAAGTGCAATCGATCAAGGGGCCAGAATTGTCGTATTCGACCTGGACAAGAATCTTTCCGGGTACCCTTTAAAGACAGGAGACTTGGCTAAACGCATCTCTTGGAGATACTCTGATTTTGAGAATGGTATTATCGACGCTTGTTATGTGGTCTATCAGGGGAAGGCCGTTAGAATACTAAAGGATGATGTCATTAGCAAAGAGGCCGTCGAGAGAGTGCTACAAAAATTAAAGCCGTAGTCTCCTACGGCTTGATTGGATGCCACAAGCTTGAAGTTATCGCGCTCTTTCGGGCTCATCCATTGCAAAGATAGAAAAACTTTTTGAATTCCAAACAAATACTCTTCAAAAGATGACGGAAAAGGAGTTCATCGCTCACCTAAAGAAGCTGCAGCCCGATCTTGAGCAGCTGGTGAACCGTACACTGCCAGTGAAGATCGGGGCCAAAGCAAAATCCCTTTTCCAAGAAAACTTCCGGAAGGGCGGCTTCCAGGACGGTGGTCTGCACGCCTGGCAAGTCACTCGCCGGCAGCTACTGGGAAAGGGTGCCGACGCCCAGCGGGGGCCGCTACTCTCCAGCCGGCAGATTCTCTACAAGAGTATTGCCTATACCCCTGAGCGTGGCGCCGTCACCATCTATTCCAATGTGAAATATGCCGCCATTCACAACACCGGCGGGACCATCGTCACGCACCCCAGAATCACCCCTAAAATGCGCCGCTTTGCCTGGGCCAAGTACTACGAAGCCGGCGGCGGAAAAAGCGCCGGAAAAGGCCAGAAAGGCCGCGAAACGGGCGATGCCGCGATGTGGAAGGCAATGGCCTTGACCAAGAAGTCAACCCTCACCATCAAGTCGAAGATCCCCAAGCGCCAGTTTATCGGCTCCTCCGCCGACCTGAACTCTGCCGTCGAGCAGATCATCAACACCGAAGTCGGCAAGATTATACGCCCGAAATAGGGAACATTATTCTGTTCGCTCTTTTAGGACCTGATCTTCTATCTGTTCGCCAAGCCGCTGTAGCTGAATGAAGTTTATGGTGTAATATACAATAGAGACCAGAATGAATATCGCACAGAGGATGTGGAAAAACTCAGGATATTTGGAAATCCTGCATACGTTTGCCAAGATAAAGGTAAGAGTATCAAACCCGAACCAATAAATAAAGGAGTTCCGGACCACAAGATAGGACTCCCTTATCGTCTTTCTCATCTCCAGATTTGTCACTCCATCGGTTTTAGGGGAAATCGTAATGCTCATCCCGACAGAGAATATGATACCGGCAACAGTATAAAGAGTGTTGAGGATCGTGTCGGGTACCAGAATCCTCGTCGCCGCTGAGATGATCCATGCGACAACGGCAGATACAAAGAAGTATATCCCCGACCTTTTCATAGCATTTACAAAGATAACGGAGAAAAGCGAAAAAACAAAGTCGTGGGCTTATTGCTGCCTCATCCTTTGTATAATCATTTGATAAACCTCCTGCTCAGATACGGCTCCGTTATCTTCACATTCAACCTCGATAACGTCTGACTTTAACACTTCAGACCCCTTGATTTTCTTACCCTTGACTTGAAATGATACACTATTGGGGTCTTCCAGCGGTTTCAGTATGGCACCTGCCGTCTTTTTCCTATATTCTTCGGTATCCATTCCCCTCGGTTTGGAGAACTTAATAACAAGATTCGCAGAGCAGATATGGGAATCCATCATATCTTTAAGTGAGTCTGTTTCTGAGAAAAGGCTATTCATAATATCCGACGTGATACTCACAATTCTAGTCTTGATGCTGGGAATATTATTCGCCGATGATTCAGGGACAGGGATATCATAAGAATTGTTGATAGTTATCTTCTTAATGTCGGATGCCGTGATACTTTCGTCATCCATCATCGGACCGAATTCCACCCTATCCCCTGACTCGTTTGTATCAAGCAGCCAGTTGATGTATGTTTCAAACCGGCTGATGCCGCTTCTGGCATCGAGGGTCACAATAAGCTTATCATTAGTCAGACAAAAATAGTAGTAATCCAAACAAGTTTTCTCCCACTCTTTGGCATCCACATTAATAGTGCTGACTTTTAGTAAGTTTTGATTCAGCATGTCATCTGTAATGACAGGGACTTCCTTGCTATTAATAATGCGGAGCATAGTTCCCGCCACCATTTGGCCGTTATTCACATTAGCATAGTCAGAGATAAGGTCGAACTTATTGGATTCCGCCTTATTAAGCGGCATCATTCTGCCTGCGGCTGACGAAGAAAGTTTGCTCTGGAGCCTTTTTACAAGAGAATTTCCCGATGTGAGTTGTGGGTACGTAACGTTGAAATAACGAAAAGTTATTTGCTTTTTGGTTGCCATAGGTTTAGGATTTTTGCAAAGGTAGGAAAAATACAAAAAACAGCATAATAAAAAGCGGTCCCCGCCGCGGAAGCCAGACCGGGACGGGGACCTGAGAGAGATGAGTGAAAAAAAATGAATGTAAAAAAGGCCTTCGGCCTTATTCGGCAGGGTCCGGAGCGGCCGGGTCTGGTTCCGTGATCCGGATCCTGTAATCTGTTTCGTACACCTTGATGCCGCCAGGCAGGGCCACGGTCCTGGATGCGATGCGTACCATCGGCGAACTGTCGATGGACTCCAGCTGCAGACCGCGCATCTTCCCGTGGAGGTGCCGTGCTGAACGATACCGCTCCTGGGCATATTCCCGCTGTCCGGCATGCAGGTGGGTGTCATCGTAGCAATCGAAAGCCAGGCGCGTAGTCACCAGCAGAGCACCCCGCTGGTCCCGCACGGGCTTGGGCTCGCTCCACTGGACCTCGCTGAAAGCAATGAGCAGCGCCGGGAAGGTGATTGGATACCCATCCTCGCCGTTCAGCATGGCCTCCAGCTGCCCGTAATCCTCGTCGAGTGTCGCCAGCCCGAGATCCTGGGCGTGCTGCTCCAGGTATTCCATCAGTTCAAGATAAAGCTCTTCCATCGCTTACTTGAGTATTACTGTCGGCAGCGGGCCGACACGCTGCCCCATCGTGTCTGATTCCCATACGTAGAAGCCGCAAAGGCGTCTTCTAAGCCGCGCTTTCTGCTCACGAAGCCTCTTCCGGTAAGTCAGGTAGTCCATAGTTTTGGACCGGGATGTGATGATATCTCCGAACCGGGGAATTTTTACTATGCTCATTGTGTGATCTGGTATTTACTGTTAAGTCTTTTGATATGTGCCATCAGCTCCTCTATCGTCATTTCCGCCGTGTTGACGGGATACTCTTTCCAGTTGTCCGGACGTTTTGCCGACACGGCAATGGAGGGGACCCGGCTATTTTGGTTTTGGTCTTCCATTTTCGTCAAATTCAAACAGCAGAGGATCCTCCTTGAACTTCTCCTCCACGTCGAACTCGGCGCCCAGGATGTTGTAAAGGGTGGACTCGCTGATGTGATAGATCGGGTAGATATACCGTCTCAGGATTTCCCTGTTGGAGAGGCCGGAGTTGGCATGCTCCCGGTAGATGCGGTTGATTTCCCGCACCCTGTAAGCATAGCTCCGGCCTCTGACCTTGCGCCCTTTACCCATCCTGCGTACCTCCTCTATGACTCAGTCATCCCCAGCGGAATCTGTTTCCACCCCCCAGTCTCCGGGTCCTTGACCTCCGCACGGAGGAACGTACGGGTCGGGATCGGGCGGTAGGCCTCCTCGATTATGCGGACACCCTCGATGAACTTCTCGGATTTGGACTCTTCGGCGATTTTGCGGAGCTGCAGGATCCGCTGGGCCTTGAGCGTTCCCTTGGCGTCCTTGGCCAGCAGTTTTAGGACCATATTAACCAGGGCCTGTGTCTTTTCGTCAGTGGCCAGCCCGGAGATGTACTCCTGGATCATGGCCACGCCTCCTTCTGCAGTGTCAAGGTAATTGTCGTTCAGGTACTGGCCAAGCTTGATGCGCATCGTGCCTTCCGAATTCGTGAAAGTATGGCTCGAGAAGCCCATCTCCAGACCGCCGTTCTTATCTTTGAAGATTTCGCCCTTGAGGTCGATGACGGTCCGGAAGTTCTCGAACACCTTCGACTTGACGGTCTTGATGTCCTCGCTCACGGCCTGCAACTCCGGGATGGCGGCCGCCAGTTCGTCGTCCACCATCTTCGTGTAGTCGACGCGCTGCTGCTTGCGGCGTTCCTCGGCAGCCTTGCGTTCCTTCTCCGCCTTAAAGGCCTCGAACTCTGCCCGCTCCTGGGCGGTCATCTGTACAGTCTCCATTGCTGTTCCTGGATTAGAGTTCTTCAACGGCCTTCAGAGCTTCTGCGTACTTCTCGACGATCTGCTTCGTCTTCTCGAAAGCGGCGGCGGCAGTCTCGTAGATTGCATCGTCAACCTTCTGTCGAACCTGGGCCGGGATGTTGGCGCCGTCCAGCGTAGCCCGATAGACATACGGGCGCTCACGCACGTTGCCGCCCGCTTTCTTGATGTCGGTGAAGTCCATTTCTGCCCGGACCTTGATGTCCACATCGCCGATGCCGGTCTCGATGGTCTTGATGGATTCGGTGGAGTTGCCGCCAAGCGCCTTGATCTGCGCGTAAGCCGCGGCCTTGTTTTCGTTTTTCTTTTCCATAGTATTGGTTTGATGAATGTGTTGTCAGATACCCAGTTCCTTACTTGCCTGCCCGATGGCCAGCACGGCCATCACAGTCGGGAACTCTTCGTCAATTTCGGTGATGGCCTCTTCCGGAAGCACGATCTCCTGGTGCTCTTGGAAGTAGGCCTTCAGTGTCTCGCGATGCGCGCGGTCCTCTTTTTTCTGGGTCAGCGCCACTACCTGGGCTTGCACCAGGTCGTCTTCGATTTCGATGATGATTTTCATTTTAACGGTATTTGAATGATGAATATTTGCCTTCAAACCAAGCCGTGAAGGTTTCGTTGACAATCTGCCAGTGCTTGCGGCCCTGGACGGTCTTGTCGAAGTCGAAGGCATCCTGGATGGTAAAGACGCCGTCGAAGCCCCAGAGCGTCCTAAGACGCATCCAAATCGGGCGGTCCCACTCCATCAGCACGAGATCCTTGAAACTTTTATACCAGGCTTGACGCTGGATGTACTCCCGCACTTGCCGCGGGGTCTTTGAGCGTTTGATCCGCTCAACCGTGTAACACTTTTGTTTCAT